AGTATTATATCTTAGCATCTAAAAATATAAATCCATCTTATGTTGATAATTTAACTATATCTGAAAGAAAAGTATATTCTTCTTTTGTAGAAGAAGAATTAAAAGCTAAAAACGAATCTCGTTCAAATTCCAGTTCAAATAAAAATTCTGTAGATTTAGCTTCATTAATGAGTGAATTTGGGGAGTAGTAGAGTAATTAATTTCATGTCAGAACAAAATTCAAATATAACAAATTTTACAGAAGCAGTAGATCTTTTAAACAACATTTCAAAAGAATCCTTTGTAGCAGATGTTTGGATTCCTTCTATGGAAAAAACTGTTAAAATTCAAGAAATAACAGCAAAACAACAAAAATCTTTGATAGAATCTGCAATAGATTCTGTAATTTCTAAGTCTACATTCTCTAAGTTTTTTTATGAAATAGTTTATTTAAATTGCTTAGAAGAAAAAAATGTTATAGAATCTTTTACTATTATAGATAAGATTTCTATTGCATTGTCACTTCGTCAGCAGATATCTGATACTTTAAAAATAGTTTTTCAAGAAAACCCAAAGATAGAAACTAATGTAAAAATTTCCGATGTTATAGAAAAATTTTTAACCTATAAACATCCCAAATCCGAATCTATATTATTTTCTAAAAATGGAGTAGAAATAGAAGTTGAAATGTCTATTCCATTGCTTTCAGAAGAAGGAAATTTTGATTTATACATTTACGGAAATGATAAAAAAGAAGAAGATCAAATAAAGGAAATTAAAGATTTAATAGCAAGTGCATTTTTGGGAGAAACCGCAAAATTCGTAAAAGATATAAAAATTAACGGAAATTCTATAAATTATAACACTTTACACATACCACAAAAAATACAATTTATAGAAAAACTACCTGCTTCTTTAATTCAAAACACACTAGAAAAGGCAGTGGAATGGAAATCAGAAGTTGATAAAATAATATCAATAAATCACGTACAAAACGGTGAAAATTACACAAAAACTATAGAAGTTGATAGTATACTATTCTTAAGTAATTGAATATAAATAAACATATAGATTAAGTATTCTATATGTCTTTAGAAGAATTAGACAGTTTTTTAAAAGAGCGTGGAATTGCCTTAGAAGGGTCGGTAAAATCTGCCGATTTTTTAAGGATGGTTTTGGGTGTTCCCGAAGAATATTCTTCTAATGAAGCATATAGTAAATTAAGAATTACTAATCTAAGAGAAGGTTTTTATAATATATTCAATTCTATTGTTGGAAAATTGAGAATAGAATCGGATAACATAAATTATAAAGAACTTATAGATAAAATTTTAGCAGTTCCTGAAAAAAAACCAGATTCTTTTATAAAATATGATGATTTAAGAGAAAAGATTTTAAATAAATCTGTAGAAGTTTCTGAAAAAATAAAATCTTCTTTGGATGAAGTTACAGAAGAATCTATAAAAATGGCAATAAATCCTATTGCTGAATTAGAAGAGAAGAAAAAAAAATTAATAGAATCTATATTTTCACAAGTTTCTAATGAAGGTACAAAGAATTTATTACAATCTTTAGGGGAGTATAAAGGCAAAGAAAGATTAGAAAGATTAGATGCAGGAGAAGATTTAAGTGGAAAAATATCGAATAAATCAGAAAATTTTAATTCTTCAATGTCTTATATATTTGCGGAAAAATTATCACAAATTTCTGATAATTTTATTTCTAAATTATCAGAAAGCAATTTATTTTCTAAAAATTTGGGTGATAAAATGGAACAATTTATTGCTTTTCAAAAAGAAAAGATAACATTTGATGAATCAAAAATAAAAGAAATTTCAGAAAAAAGCAATCTTCCTTTAGAAAAAATAGAAGAACTTTTTAAATTGGCTGAAAGAAAAAAAAGAGATACTGATAAATTTAGTAAGGAATTATATACAGGAGATCCTAATAATTTAAAATTTACATTAGACGAAAAATCCGTTTCTGAAATAATGTCAAATTTAAATTTAACTTGGTTTGAAGAACTTAGATTAATAAAAGGTATGTATAGTACTTTAGAAGATTCCAATAAAAAATTAGAATCTATAGATAAAAAAAGCGGAGATACAGGAATGGGTGGTATTCTTTTGGCGTTAGGTGGAAGTCTTATGACTGGATTAGCCACCTTACTCGGACCCATTCTTACAACAATAGGCGGTCTTCTTTTAAAAATTAGTGGTATAGTATTAGCATTAGGTTTTTTGGGAAAGCCTTTGGCTGGATTGATTGATCAATTAACAGGAACGGAATATGCAACGGGTGCTGTAAATGTTATTTCAAATGCACTTGGTATACAAAAAAACGGAAGATTGGAATTAGATACGTTTAAAAATATAGCATTGGCAGGTGCTGGGTTATTTGCTGGTGGTGGTGTTTTGAAAAGACTGGCAACAGCTAGAGGAAGAAAAGAGTTGTTACAAACAGGAAAAAGAATTTCTGGTTACGCAGCACCAGCTAGGAATTGGGTTGCTAGTAAATTAGGATTTGGTACTAAAGCAGCGGGGGCTGCTGCTGCAAATGCAACAAAGGCTGGTACGGCTGCTGTAAACGCAGCAAATACCGCCGCAAAAAGTACAGGGATGGTTACAAGAGCTATACAGGGATTGGGTGCTTTTAGTGGAGCGGTTGGAGCTTCTGTTAAAAAATTTGCATTTGGGACAATGGCCACAGGTGTTTTAGGAAAAATTTTTAAAAGAATACCTTTAATAGGGGGGTTGTATGAATTGGGTATGGCTTGGAAAAGATGGGAAGAAGGAGATTATAAAGGATTTGCTCTTAGATTACTTTCAGCATCTACAAACTTATTATATTTACTCGGACCCCAAATGGCAATAATCCAAATTCCTTTAAGTTTGTTGATAGATTATTTTGATAAAGGTCCTAATGATGCTGCTTCGGAAGAAAGTGAAGAATCAACAGCTTCAACACCTTCTACAGCTACGGCTACAGCTACAGCTAGACCAGATACAACGGCACAAAAAGATAAAATGGGTAGAAATTTTGCAGATATTATAAAAAGTAGAGCGATGAGAAAATTGAATTTATTTGATCTTTCTGAGGATAAACCATATACAGAATTTTCAAATGATGTTACTTCTACAGATCAACAATTTTTACAAGAACTTGAAGAATATGATTCTTCTCAATATATGACACAACCAGAAAATAAAGCTTTGCCAATAGTTCTTGGACCCAATAGAAAAATGCCTACTTTACCAAGTCCAGAATCAACTCCGCCTATTAAAGTGTCTGATACCGTTCCTCCTCCTCTTCCAAGCTCTATGGAAATATCTGAACAGTCTTTTATAGGATTTAAAGAAGCTTTAATGGAATCTATAATGGCAACACAAAGAGGCGGATCAGTAAATATTAATTCTGGTTCTGGACAAGGGGAAATATCCGGAAATCGAGATGAAATTAAAAAATATAGAAGAGAACACAACTCTAGAAACTATTCAAATATATATTCAAATTAATTATGCCAAGATTTTTTAACGTAACAAAGGAAACCGTTGCTTTCGGTGTTGGAAATTCTATTAGTTTTGAATTTCCTGTAGTTTCTCCAAACGGAAATTCGCAATTATTGGACGTTGTAAACGATTTCCAATGGAAAAATAACATAACAAAACAAGGAATTCCAGAAGTTCCTAGTATTGTTTTAACTGAGTTTACAATGCCTTATGGAAGATGGTTACAAAATTTAATAAATCTTTTTGTAAATGTTGCGGCATTACAATCGGGTAATAACGATCCTTATGGAATTTTATATAAAGGAGTTCCAACTGGTTTTAATTATAATCTTCCTTATTTAATAAAACCCGGCAACAGCATAAGAGGAGATGTTAAAAATACTTGGACTGAAGTTGATTTTAAATCAATTCCAGTTATTGGAAATTTTTTACAAAAAGTTAATGATTTTGCTGAATTGATTGTACCTGGTTATGGATTTGAAAAAACAAGTGCTTATTCATCTACAGCTAAAAAAACTATAGAAATATCATTTCCTTTATATAACACAGTAGATTTGCAAAAAACAATTGATAATTTTTGGTTTATAACTTTATTTGCTTTACAAAATTTGAAAGTAAGAACGACATATTTAACATATATTCCTCCTAAAATATATTCAGTAGAAAGTATAGGATTTGGTGGTGTATTTATGCCAGCAGCATATGTAAAATCATATAGAGTAGATTCTATAGGTGCCACACGAACAGTAGATATAGGAGAATCGGCACCTGTTTTAATACCAGAAGCATATAAAGTTACAATTTTATTAGAAGAATTGATATCTGAAAGTGTTAATATAATGGAAGGATCTTTTTCAAATAACAAATTACAAATTATAAAACCTACATTTTTAACTCAAAGACAAATAGCAGAAACTCCTTTAAATACTCTTTGTTGGGTTGCTAGAGAAGTTTATGGTGTTGATAATATCAAATGGGTTTTATTTAGAAATTGGTTATATGGGGAAGGGGGTCCAAAATGGTTGCAAAAACTTTACACAAAATTTGGAGAAAGATTTGCAAATTGGATTTCTGATAAACCTCTTATTAAGAAAATTATTAGAACTTTAATGGATTTTATTATAAACAAATATGAAACAAAACGCATTTATTGATCTTCCAAACATTTCAATGTATAGGTATGAAAATTTTTTTAATATCTATACAGACGAAAACGATTTTAAATTTTATAATTTATTAAAATCTATAAACATATTTCCTTCAGAAAATTCAGAAGCAGAAGATATATATTATACTACTTTTAATGATACTTGGCATTTAATATCTTATAAATACTATAATACTATGGATTTGTGGTGGTTGATTTGTGCTTATAATCAAATACAAAATCCAATAAAAATGCCTGAAATAGGAACTGAAATAAAATTATTAAAATCTAATTTTGTATCTTTTATAATATCGGAACTTAATAGACAATTAAACAGGTAAGTGGCAATTATTATTATTTTAATAAGTATTTTTAATGCCTAAAAAGAAAACAGAAAAAAATTCTTTAGATGATTTAGAATTGGATGATATATTGGTAGATGGAAAATTCTATCAAGGAAATGAAAACATTTTAAGAAAAGATGCGACATTTAAATGGACGGAAGAAATGTTGGCAGAACTTAAAATCTGTGCAAAAAGCGTTCTTCACTTTGCGGAAAACCATTTTTATATAATAACAGAAGACGGTAAACAAAAAATAGAATTATATAAATACCAAAAAAGACTTTTGAAAGCTTTTAAATCTAATAGATTTAATGTAATTCTTAGTTCTAGACAATCAGGAAAAACCACTACAATTACAATTTTTGCACTGTGGTTAGTTTGCTTTCAATCAGATAAAAGAGTTACTATAGTTGCCAATAAAGAATCAACCGCAAAGGAAATTTTTTCTAGAATTAAAATGGCATATGAACAACTTCCTATATATTTAAAACCTAATATAAAATCTTGGAGAAAAGATGGTTTTAATTTAGGTAACGATTCGGCAATCACTATTAGTACTACATCAAGTTCGGGTCCCCGTGGAACTACTAGCAATCTTCTTATAATTGATGAAATGGCTCACTGTCCCAATGATTTAATGAAAGAATTGTGGAAATCTGCTATTCCTATTATTTCTTCAATGAAGAAATCTCAAATAATTGTTATCAGTACACCAAACGGAATCGACAATAAATTTTATGAATTAGTGGAAGATTCTAAAAAAGAAAATAGTATTTGGAATTTAGAAGTTGTTAACTGGTGGGATGTACCCGGTCGTGACGAAGATTGGAAAAAAAGAGAAATAGCTCTTATCGGTTCTAAAGAAATTTTCGATCAAGAATATGGAAATGTGTTTCACGAACCGGGTAAAAGTATCATAGATGAAGAATATCTTGCCAAGTTAAGAGAAGAATGTTTAGAACCTGTTCTAGTTTTAGAAGATGGTTCTTATAAAATATTCAAATTACCAAACCCTGAAAGTTTTTACGTAATAGGAGTTGATGTTGGAGAGGGAATAGGAAGATCAAATACAGTTGCTCAGATATTGGATGTTTCCGATTTACAAAAAATAGAACAAGTTGCAATTTTTTCTTCTAATCAAATAAACCCGTTTAGTTTTGGTACTAGATTAATGGGCGTTTTGCAAGATTGGGGAAGACCTCCTATATTAGTTGAAAATAATAATAACGGACAACAAATATTGGATGTACTTTGTCAAACACACAATTATGAAAATGTTGTTTCTTATTATTTTGAAGGTTTTAGCAAGCATTATAACAATGCAAATAGATTTGGTATTCATAACCACACCAATACAAGATATAAAGGCATAACAAATTTTAGATATTGGATGGATACTTTAAAGGCTGTAAAGCTTAATGATATAGAAACTTTATTGGAAATTAACAATTTTATAAGACTTCCAAATTATACATATACAAAAAGATCAGATAAAGATTTAGATGATAGAGTTTTTGCATTAATTTGGGCTTTGTTTATATTAGATCCTTCTTTAGTTGGTAAATATTTTGTAGTTCAGGATTTGGATGATCAAGGAAGACCTATGAAAATTTTTCCTTTATCTGATAATAAAGATATTTTAAAAAACAGTCCTCTTTTATTGGGTGAAAAATCTGTTTTGACCAAGAAACCAAGCATAAATACTCCATACTCTCATGTAGGAGGTTCTGACATATCTACTGGATTTGATTTATATTCTGAAGATAGAGAACTTTTATTAAAATGGATGTCGGATTTAGATGCTAAACAGGAAAATATAACTAAAAAAGATATTGAAGACAAAGATAAGTCTTCTATGGAGAAGTTTTACACTCCTGTTGTATTATTTTAAATATGAATCAATCAATACTCAATAGATCAAGAAGTGATAAATTTTCTTTTATTCTGGATTTGCCAAATGCATTAAAAGAAAGTCAAGATTCCATTTTACAAAAACAGTATAATGCAAATCAAGTACAATTTACTACTTTTGGTTCTCCAGTTCCAGAAATTAAAATACCAGAATTGAAAGTACCTTTTGGGGGGCAAGTTTATAATGCTTCTAGTTTATCTAGACCTCCATATCCTCCTATAAATTTAAGATTTTTAGTAGATAATGGATATCAAAATTATTGGATATTGTGGAAATGGTTAAATCTTTTTAATGAAAGTGAGAATAGTTTTAGTGATTTAACATCACCATTGAATGAAAATACAAAAAATATTTTTTTAACAAAACCAATGTCAGATTTTACTTCAACTTTTAGTTTATTTGCCCTTGATGAATTTAATAATAAAATAATAGAATTTAAATATACAGAAGCATTTATAACAGGATTAAGTCCTATAGATTATTCTTTTCAAAGTTCTTCCGAAATAACTTGTACAGCTACTTTTGTTTTTAACCAATTAAATGTAAAATTATTAAGGGATATTAATGTACCAAACTGTTAATTATGGATCCAGAAAAACCTATTGTAAATTTACCTTCAAATTTTGGAAACTCTTTTCTTCCTAGTACTCCTTCATTTGAAGGATTTGATCAAAGATTCATAACTCAAATAGCAGATCAATTATTTTATATAGAGACATGGATGTATAATGGGTTAGAAAATTTTAAACCATTTGCTGTTCCAATGTTTAGTATAGAAGGACTTGCTATAGAAGAAAATTTAGATGATTGGAATACTAAAGGATGGATTATATTATCAAATGATTTTGAAATGTTGGAAAGAGGATTACCACCAGCAAAAGATAGATCAAAGGTGGATGCACCCTTTTTATTTAGGACAGATGGTAGAAATAAAATTTCTATAAAAATATATCCACTTTCTAAAGAAGAACTTCCTAAAAAAGAATGGGAGATGTGTTATGATTTTGTTATCTATGATATAGAAGATTTAAAAACAGATTCATCTGCTAATAAATTAAGAAAATTTTATTTTTGGGACGAAAGATATCAAAATTTGTTGGAAAGAAATATAGAATGGTCTACTGGTTTATATGGACCAAATAATGGAAATGTATTGGGAAATGATTTTCAAAGGGCTATGCCTTGTTCTGAAGCTATAAAATCTATAATAAAAACAGCATCTTCCAACAATTCAGAGCCTAATTCTTCGGATGTTACAATAGGAATAATAAAAAGAGAAAATACAACTTTAGATTTAAATTCCACTCCTTTAGATTTTAGAATTCCGAATGAAAATATACAACAAAGAATGGATTTGTTTGACGAAGAAAATTGGGATAGGGGATTTTCTGGTGAAGAAGGTTTAATTTTATATACATCACCTTCAAATTCTTGTGCTTTGGATGATATAAATTACGCCTATAGCTTATTTAAAGCAGAAGATGGGTCTCCTGCTTTTTTAAGATTGGATAGATACGATAGACCTGAAGGTAAAAAATTTTCCTTGGTTTCATTAAAGAAATATATAGAAAATGCAGAAGACTCTCAGATAGAAAGAATAGTAATACAAGACAATCAAGATCCTTATGGTGCTCCTCCGTATATGAATAGAGCACCTTTTTCCGATTCTTCTCTTATTAAAAATTTTCAATCTGGAGTAGCTTCTAAAATAACAAATTATAAATTTTCTCCAATGGTATCTGTAGATGATTTGAATATAACTAATAAACCAACACATAATTACGACTTTGCAAACGGACAATTTAACGTAAATTTTACTTCAAACAGTGCAGAAAATTTTTTGAAAAAAATGAAAGAAACTGTTCAAGATGGTTTGTATAGTTTTAAAAATAAATCACAAGGAGGAGATGCTCAACTTCTCTTTAATATCAACAAAACAAAACAAAGTGGATTAATGGTTATAAATTCTCTAATACCCCAGACTTTTTATCCTAAAGATTTGTCATATATTTCTATGGCAAAGGATTTTGTGTTTTTAAATCAAGCTCTTTATTTTAAATCACCGGGATTGACTTTAAGATCTCCTGGAAAATTTATATTTGTTGATAGGGACGTTTCAACCGAAGATAAAAATCCATTTGATGATAGATTTTTAGGACAGTGGATGATAAATAAAGTTGTGCATTTTTTCACAAGAGATACATATACTACGGATGTAATATGCACAAAAATAGATTTATTTAACAAATGGTTTGATGAAAAT